TTGCTACTTCAGACGCGATGACCGCCAAGACTGGGGTCATTCATGTGGAAACTGGCACTCACGACTTCAGTCCTGTGTTTACTGTTGGCGACGATATTGAAAATGCAGCCCATGATGTCCGCCTGACAAAGGGCGGGATCTCCATTGCCGGCAAGGAAATTAAGCAAGGAGCAAGTATCCCGCTGTCCATTGCTGTCGGCACCAAAGAATCCAGCACTCGGTACGTGTGGGCATCTCAACTTGACGTGGAACATTTGAATAAGTTGGGCACTATTGATGCCCAAGATCTTCCGTTGCTGGATCGATTGCTTGAAGTTGATCGCACGAAGCTCAAGTCTGACTTGAAGATTTCTCTGGTCGACGGATCTGTCATGCAGCTGGACGAAATTGGTGACCTTGGAAAGTTTCGTCAACAACAAAAATTGTCCTGGCTGCGCAATCATTACGAAGAGCTTGGCAAAGCGGACACCCGGGAGCTGGCAGTTCATTTGAACACTACAGTTGCCTGGGTTGAGCGTGCAACTGCAAACTTATTTGCATCTTCAGACGCGCTTGAATCTGGTATTCTCCGCACAGTGAAGGCTACAGAGCCTCGCAGTGTGGGCGTCTTGTTCTCTAACCAGGCACAATTTTTCCGGGGCACTGATACTGCGGGCAACAAAATCAAGGGCGCGCTGGTAAAGATGGTCACATCTGGTGCACTGAAGGCTGATGAACTTGCAGCAGCCATGGGCATCAGCATTACTCGCACAGCTGAAGAAGCTGCAGAGAAAGGTAAGGTGCTCACTCGACCTGCAGGTGAAAATGCGTTTGCTACTGCTCAACTCAACCCGGTGGCAAACACTGCACGCCCTACTGGGGTTCACGTTGATCACCCTATTTCGCCCACAATCAAGCAAGTTACTGGGCTGAAGGAGGCAGAGATTGTAGCTCATGAACTGGGGCACGCGTTGGATTATCTGTTGTCTGACATGTCATTCAACATTACTACTAAAGGCATTGAAGACGGCCGACTTGCAGCTGCCTCTGATTTGCGGGCAGAAATGTACGCATCCAGCAAGGCGTTCCGGCCTGTGCAGTGGACTACGCAGCCAAACTACGTCCGCAAGGCGGAAGAGTTGTTTGCTGATAACTTCGCGCTGTGGATGCTGCGTCCCGACAAGCGCAATCAAATGCCGCTGTTTGGTGCAATGTATGCGGAGAAGCTCGCACCGTACGAGCAGTACATGAAGCAGCAAGTGTTTCAGCGTACCCACGGCCCTGCGTTTGCTGCAGATGCTGCGCTGGCTCATGAGTATGAATTGCGGATGCGCACTCAACTGGCACAGAACGCTGTCAAGTCGGTGTTGCCTGAATTTGCTGATCGTCTGATTCCAGTGGATCCTGCACTGGCCAAGCAAATTGACACTCTCGGTGCTGGTGCTGGTACGTTCACAGCATCCAATGCCGGGTACGGACAGCAGCTGAAGTTGTGGGCGCAATACACTGGCAAGCTGGTTAACGAGTGGCGTGGCAAGCTGCAAAATTCTACCGCATCGGAACTCCGCGCAGTTGCCCAAGCAGTCAACAACCCAGAAGCTGGGGCAGAGCTTGGTGTGCTTGTCAACGCCGTGCGCCGCAGTGACTCCAAGTTCTTCATTGTCACTACCAAGCTGTCAGAAGCTGGAGTGGAACTGGAGAAAGAGGCCAAGCTGTTTGTATCGGAGCACGTCAAGAAGTTGATTGCCAATGATCCGTCGATGGATGTGTACTCCGCAATTCGTCAAGTTGAGCAGCAAGGAGTGTACGCTCGTTTGCCTGTTAAAAATCCAGCAGTTGCTGAGTTTTTGGCAAAGCATTCTGAGCTCAACGATGCACGGCAAAGCAAGCTTGGTACGCTGTATTCAGCGACAGGCATCAGCCGTAGTGCAGCGTCAGGTCAGCTGTACATTCCTCCAGTAGACACTGCACGATTCCCTCACATTGCATTTGTCAAACAGAAGGATGGGGTTGGTGCGTGCAACGAAATTTGCATGATTACTGCCAAAGACGCAGACAGCCTGCGCCGTCAAATGGCAAACGTACCTGCAGGCTACGAGGTGTATGACAAGACCAACCTGGAAAACTTTTTCCGCGCCAAAGGTAGCTACGACTATAACCACTTCATCACTGACACTCGCGTCAGCAGTGAGATGCGGAAGCGTGGTGTGCTTGCAGACTTCTTTCCTGAGACTCGGCCTGAGTCAGTCATTACTGATTTCTTGAACTTTCACAATCGCCAAGACGAAATGCTTGTGCGTAAGGCTGTTGAAGTTCAGTATGCCGACCTGATGTCGCAGCTGAAGTATTTGAGTGACGACTTTACTCGGGCTGACAAGTCTGTGGCTCGTGGCAAGCTTGCAGTTTTCCAGCAAAAAATTGCAGACCCGTACGGCGACTACATCAAAACTGCACTTGATATTTCCAAGCGACAAGAGTTTCCGCTGCTGGATGCAGCTAATGATTTTGTAGACAACATCGGACGCAAAGCTGGTGCAGCCTACGAACAAGCAGTGCGGGAGGCCAAGGCAGCTAACACGATGGTAAGTTGGGAGCGTGCAAACAGTATCATGAAAGATTACGGACTTAATGTGCCGTTTGATGGGATTCGTCCGTACCTTGATGCCAACGAAGCAATGCCAAAGAACTTGGTCGCCGAGTTTGTATACAAAGGCAACAGTGCGCTTGCAACTTTGGGCTTGCGGCTTGACGTGGCAAACTCAATTGTCAACGTCTTGTCGACACCAATCATGCTGGGAATGGAGCACGCATCTATCAAGAAGTTGGCCTCATCTGACCCTGAGCTGGCGGGTAAGCTGGCAGAGCTGCATAGCACCCGAGTCCCTGGAACTGCGACTCAAGTTCCCAGCTACAGCAAAATGCTGTTCAGTGCAGTTAACAATTACTTCAAAGACGACGGCAAGCTGTTGGCCCGATACAAAGGAGTGGCCGGCGTTGACGATGTGCTGGATCATCACAAAATGATGATGGAAGACTTAGCAGTTAAGTCTTGGCAAGGTGCGTCTGAAGTTAAAGCTGGACTTGACGCTGCACTGGAAAAAGCTAGCAAGTGGAGCGGAAGTCAGTTCAGTGAGCGTTTCACCCGATTCGTCAGCGCCGATATCATGCGGCAGCAGACTGATATTCTGGAGCAGGCAGGTAAGATGACTCGTCAGGAAGCTGACGCTTACATTTCTACTTTTGTCAACCGAGTGCAAGGTAATTACGTCACCTCTCAGCGTCCCATTATTTTTCAGGGAACTGCTGGGCGTGCAGTGTCGCTGTTTCAAACGTACATGTTCAACGTGGCGCAGCAGCTGTTCCGCCATGTAGAGGATCGCAACACCAAAGCGTTGATGACGTTTGGATTCTTGCAATCATCAATCTACGGATTGAATGGCCTGCCGTACTTCGACGCAGTAAACTCTCATTTGGTGGGTAACGCTTCGTCCAATCCAGAGCACAAAGATTTGATCTCTGCTGCAGTCGCCGGCAGTGACGATCTTGGTAAGTGGCTGATGTATGGTACTGCCAGCGCTTTCCCGCTGTTCAATGGTCAAGGCCCTGCACTGTATACGCGTGGCGATTTGAATCCTCGAACTTTGATGGGGCTTCCCACTCAAATTGCAGACATTCCTGCAGTGGCAGGCAGCATCAAAGTTGTTAACGCAGTTAAGCAGTTCGGTTCTAACTTGTCTAATGGCGGAGACCTGGGAGACTCAATGCTGCTGGCACTGGAACACCAAGGATTGTCACGGCCATTGGCAGGATTTGCTCAGCTGGTGTCTGGCCGCACAACTACAACTAAAGGTGACCTTGTTGCAGCAAACAATGATCTGGCGTTGACTGCAAACTTGACTGCACTTCAACCGCGCAACTCCCTGGTTGATGCAGCAATTCGACTATCAGGTGCCAAGCCAATGGATACTGCAGTAGCTTTGGATGCTGTGTGGCGCAACAAACAGTACGACTTGGAAGATCGCGAACGAATTGCGGCTTTGGGCGCAGCAGTGAAAACTAAGCTGTACAACAACCAAGTTCCGACCGATGAAGAGTTCAATGGTTTTCTAGCAAAGTATGTTGCATCTGGAGGTACGCAACAGACGTTTGCCCGTGAAATTCAACGGTGGTCAAAGAATGCCAACCAAAGTGTGATCAATCAAATGACAGAGAAAACTGGATCACGAACTGCGCAGCGATTACAGGAACTCATGGGAGGTGAGCCGCTGCAAGACTACACCAACATGCCAATTCAGCCTGAGACAGAATAAAGTCCAGACGAAGAAAAACCCCCAAGGATGTAAATCCAAGGGGGTTTTGTTTTGGCGGTAAGCTACAAGTCTACCCAGCCGAAACGTCGACAAAACGCAAGGCGAGTAGCTGCAACTATAGATGTGAACCTGGCAGATCGCCGGACATAAAGATTAAAGTTGTGCGCACGGCGGCGCTGTCGCATGGTCATTTGCGGCCCTTTCGTGCCTTGCGGGCGTTGGCTTTGTGGGCGCCTTTGTGGCGGTGTGGCTTGGTGAAGTTGTTGGTTTTCTTGGGCGCCTCCCACGCGATCGTCGGGGTCTGGATGTCTGCCACGGCAGTCAGCACCAACAACGACGATGCCGACACGACACATCGCTTGATCGGGTAACTCATGGCTGGGCTCCTGGGTGGTTGCTGAGCGCCTGAACTGACAGGTACGCAGGCCACACAACGGCCGATGCAAGCGACAGCACAAACCTATCTGTCGTGTCACGCGGCTCAACTCGCTTGGTCCAAGAGTTGTAGCCCGTGGGCTGGGTGTTGTTGAAGGCGTGTCCGTAGGCCAGCAGGGAGCCCACCAGATAGGCGGCGGCAATGAATTGGGCCTTCTTCACTTGCGTCCCCCTTCTGCCTGGGCGGCGGTGAGGGCTTTGTCGATCGCTTCAAGCGCGATGGTGTCCAGTGCGCCTTTCTCGTCAGGGTGAAGGTTGCACCAGTTCATCAAGGCGCGTTTTGCGCTACTCAACGCACGGATTGCGCTCTCCGTCGGCTGCACTGGCGGGGTGATCTCGGTGCTGCGCATGTTGAACAGATTGTATTCGCCGTCTTTCAGCATGGCATCCCCGATGCACGCAGGCCAAATATCCGGCACCGCAGCCAGATTTATCACAGGGGTGGCAGGCTGGCGGAATTGCAGGGCCGCAATCTCCGCGCTGGGCTGGAGGGTGTAGGTCCGGCCTGTGATAGGCCCCTCGGAGATATATGTCCTCTGAATTTCACCCTTAGGATTTACCCACTCCCGCAGTTGAGCCTGCGCCTCGATCGGGGAAGCTGCAGGCGCAGAGAGGGCGGCCAGTTTGGAGGCCCGCAAGCTGCGCACATGCAGTAATGCCTCATCCAGTCTGCCAGCTTCAATACAGTCGCCAGCCATATCCATTTGGCTGACAGCTTGTTGCAGCGCCTCGCGCAGCAGTTGGGTTTGGTCGGTCATTCTGCGCTCCAGTTCTCTGCGCCATGCAGCTTCAATTCACGTTGACGCAGTGCAAGATGTGCGTCCACCACTGCCATGAGATTAGGGGGCTGCCAGTCTGCAGGTTTCAGCAACTTACCATCTGCTCGTTTCAGCAGCTGCCCATTTTCGCCTCGTTGCAGCTTTTCAAGGTTGGATGCGTGAACTTCAATGAAACCTTCCAGCACCGGCAAGTCCAACTGATACATCAGCTGAAGAATGACATAAATGGAATCAACGCCTGCATCAAACAGTTCAACCAAGTTTTCCAGGGAGGGCGCAGTCTTGTACTTTTCAACCGCTGGAAGAAGTTCTTTGTTTACTTCCTCATCAATCAAGTTGTTGCACAGTGTGCAAGCAGCCGACATTGCAGGATCAAACTGATTGATGACTCCACGATGCATCTCGGCACCACGAGGAAAGTCTGCGTGCACTTGCACCAAGTCCAGCAGCTGCAATCGCTGGCGAATGATTTGACGAAGCTGGAATTGTGCGGTAGTCATCGAGTTCATTTGGGGCTCCTTTATCGGACAAGTTTAGGGGCTTCGACCAGCAGCCCAAAGTTAAGGTACGGTCGGTTCTCTGTCAACTGTTGACGAACGATTGTGTAGCCGGATGTTCCTTCTTTGCCAGCTATCCACTGAATCTTGTTGGCTTCCAACAGGCCCTGAATCAGTCGCTGAAGTTGGTCAACGGATTCCAAGTCCTGCGCCACATTCTTCCAGATTTCACGGTCTGTGATCGGCTTGTTGGCTGCAGTTAACACCGCAATCACTTTAGCTGATACGTCAGCATTCTTTGCCTTGCCGTACTCGCCAAGTGCAGCTGGCATGTGATGCTCTGCATACGACAAGATTGAGTTGCCCATCCACACATCGTCAGGTTCGATCACCTTGGAATATCTTGCAGCGCTGCATAGCATGCACACCTTTAAGAGGTGTGTGAATCGTCGAGTTGAGTAGTGCTGAAATCGAACATCAGGGATTGCCTTAAATCCGCGATACAGGACATCAAGCATATCCGCTGCGCGGGATGAAATTGTGCATTCGCCAACAACCTCATCGCGTACGCGTGCAAAAGAATCTTCAAGACGACTTCTAACTTCTTCTGATGGTCGCTGCGGAAAAGTAATCTTAATTCCAGAAGCTTCGGAATACACCAAGATAAGACGCGATAAGAAGCCTTGGCCAATAGCGGCTGGCGGGAAGCAAGAGGTAAAGCCAGCGTGCGTATTGCCACCAAGTATGGAAACAGTCGGCTGGTAAATTTGAATGGAGGCGGAGTTCTTGAATCGCTGCTCGTAAGGTTTTGTTTCGTCATCCCAATCCCACAGTGTTCCCAACAGGGACAGAAAGTCAAGGTTACCTGTGCCTGCAAAGTCGTTAAATTCGTCAGCAACTGCAAACACCTCTCGTGCAGTGCCTCCCACACCAGGACCAAACAGGGTATCCATTACCATTGAGTCAATCGTAGTCTCTTTGGAGTCGCCCATTCCAGCCAAGTCCATCATGAACTTTTCTTTAGATGAACGGTCAAAGGCAAATGTGGTGTACCCTGCAGATGCTACCGCCTTTCTCGCCAGCTTAATGGCTGTGCTCTTGCGAGTGCCTGGGTCTCCGATCAGCATGACATACATGTTGGGAAACACTCGAAACTCACCAAACGGCAAGTAAATCTGGCGGCCTAGGTAAGCACCCAAAGACGCCAACATGCTCCAGCGATGGAACATAAGTGGCGGCTCGGTGTTCTTGACATAGTTAAAGTAATTATCAAAGAGTGGATATTCCACGGAAGCTACTCCTAGTTGCTTGCTGGGGGAGTGCAGTTTTATTAGAGTCCAGAAATGTCAGGATTAACAATCCAGGGGTGATCGTCAACGTGCTTCAGCACCATAGATTCCTGAACATCTTTTGTAGCCATCATGTATTGGTGTCGCCGAAGGAGTCCCCAGCTTACACCTTGGTAGCAACAAGAAAAGTCAGGGCAGCACTCATTCAGTTCCAAGTTGTGGATTGAGTTGCCACCTGCCCACAATTTGAGTTGTTCTTTGGGGGTCATTTCAACATGCTCCAGTGCGTCTTGCCTGCGCTAATGTCAGGCGGAATTACCATGGTACGTTTGACACCTTTGATGTCTCGCACTTCAACTGAAACTCGCATCATGTCTGCAACTTTTTGCGGCACCCATTCTGCAGTTTGCTTGTAGGTGTACAGCAAAGAGTCATGAATGTTTGCCTTCAACCGAAACACACCCTTCAGTTCACCAAACAGCATAGAACGGTAGATCGGCATCATCGCTTTGCAGCACAAAATTTTTGCAGACAAATTCTGCGGGCCTTGTGCAACTGCACTGTTGAATGCATCTTTCGATTTTGCAGGGTTGCCAAAGAAGTAACGAGTCCAGCCAGTGGGGCCAGTCAATCGCTTCGTCATGCCGATCACTCGAACAATGTCAGCATACCATGCACCTTTAACTTCCGGATACGTCTTGGCATACCGAGACAGCAGGTAGTCACACACCTCAAGCAGCGTCCACTTCTCAGGCAAGTTCAAAGTCTTGCGAGCTTCTCGAACTGCCTTTGGCCCCATGGTCAACAACAGCATGTACTTCGTCATGTTGTAGTTGGCACCGTGGTTGACCCGCTTTGACAAGTTCCGCAGCGGCTTGTTAAGTGTTTGACCGAGTGCGTTGCTGTAGATTGACTCGTAAGGAACGCCAAAGAAAGCTGCAGCATTCCACGAATGGTAGTCATTCTCTGATTCTACCAAATCAATCAGTGCTTGGCATCCACTCATGTAACCTACGCATCGAGCCTCAGACTGAGCAAAGTCATTCTCGCCAATTAAGTCTCCATCGTCTGCCCGCACCCAACGCTTGACTGCCGTACCCTGAGGCACGTTTTGAATTTGCAGTCCACACCAGAAAGAAGACTCTGACGAGCTCAACCTGCCTGAGTCAGTTCCGTTAGCATTGATACGGTAGAACAGTCGACCGTTCCACAGTTTATCCTTCACAAGATAAGTGTCACGCAGCTTTGCCAAGCCCCGATAGTTCAGAATCTCCGCTGCAATCAGTGCAGTCAGCGGGTGCGTGTCAGACGCCATGGTCATCGTGACTTCATCAGAAGATTCCACTTTGCCATCGCGATCGCGGTAACCAAGAACCCACAGCAGCCGCTTGCACTGATCGGATGAGCGAGGATTGAATGTTGGCCCAATCCACTTACGCAACTTGCCAAGAGATTCGTCAATGTCTGCTTGAACTTCAGCCAGCGACTCGTCAAATTGACGCTCGTCAACTGCCAAACCATCCAACTCCATGTGAATGTTGGGAAAGTTCAGCGGGAATTCTTGCAGGTAATTTGTCTTTGCCCAATCTGGCATTTCCAGGAGTAGGGAAACGGCTGAACACACAGTTGCCCAGGTGTCGCGTGCGTTGTATTCGTGGAATTCGTAGCTTCCTCCTGTGGAGGCGTCATCTTTCCAGTAACGAATATACCGGCAAGCAAAAGCAGACACGTAGTCAAGCCGCTTTGGAAGCTCCGCATACCAACAATGGAACAAATTGGAGGTGTCATACATCCAATTATTAAGAGGACAGCCATATCGGAGAAAGTAAACTGCATCATAAGTTCCACCCTGCATCACCTTCGGAGACTGAGTTTCATTGAGCCTGCGCATACGGTGCACAGCTTTCATAGATTTGATCGGCAACACCAGTGAATGGAAACTTCCATCAGCCTTGATGTAGCCGTAGCCGCTGCAGGCAATGGTGCGCAGTGGACTTCCACGATCAGTTTCAATGTCAACCCCAACCATTACAGCTGAGTCAACTTCACTCACCATTCGATCAAACTCAGTGTCCGAAGTGTCGTCAGTTACCAGTTCCCAGGTAAAGTCAGGCTGAGCAATCCAGTTATCCGGCTTGGTGATCTTGCTGATGTGCCGCTTGAAAATGTACGGAGCCGAAGGCACAGTCATCAAGTGACGCAGCGGATTCAAGAACAGCAGGTCGCAATCTTTTGCTGCACCAATCAGTTCCGCTGATAACTTGATGAAGGATCCATGATACGTGTCTTGCGACAAGTTGGCGTCAGACCCATTCTTGTTCTTGGGCATCCGGAAGTCTGGAAGAATGCTGAGCATGGGCTTCAACAGCTTCGCATCTGAAATGATGATCGCATCCAACTCCAGCTTGCGAATCATTGCAATGACTTGCTGAGCATACTCAAACTTACCGAACGCAACTTTGATGTTGTGCGCACCTACCATTTCACGCACTCGATCTGAGTACGCACGATCTTCGTCAGATCCAAACACTCCAATGTTCAGCATGATTAAACTTCCAAAGCTTTTGTGTTGATTGCGTACATGCAGTTGCGCGGAAGAATCGCACTGCACATGATGTAGTCTGGAAGATCCAAAGTGTGGGCAGTCATTAGGGTGTAGACGTCGCTGCTCACCAGGACTTTGACGTACGGACTGTTAACATCCATACACAGCGTGGCGTACAACTTTACTGCCTGTTCGTAAAGTCGCTTACCATCAATTGCATTGAACTTGCGAATTGCTTCCATCAACTCGGCGAAGTGAATCTCTGTGATGGAATTCGCAGTGCGGCCCGCAACTGCTTGGGTAGATTGAACATTCATAGCTTCTCCTTGTAGCTGCACTCACAAAGTACAAATACAAAGAGCCTCCGCAGAGGCCCATGAGGTGACGTTACACGTCCTTGCCATCAGTGAGAATCACGCTTCCGGAAGTGCCGCCAACACCCACAGTGAGAGATTGTTTTGGCACTTCAGAGTTGAGGCTCATTGCATTGGCAATGCTGTACGGCGTCCAGGTTGCAAACGAATGCTCACAGATGTGGCCCTGGACGGGCGGAGCAGCTTCGTCAAAATCGAGCAGCTCCACATCTTCCACTGCAAAACTGCCACCAACATGGTCATTCACCAGCAGATTGATCCGCCCATGAACTGAGACATGCACCACAGTGGCATCCATTGCCTGGCGATGAGACAGCACCACAGGTTGGAAGTAGTCGGTGCCATTTACTTGCAGCACTTCTTGGCTGCACCAAAACCAAACTTTGCGACCAACAGTGGGGAGTTGTTTGCTCATTGAATTCTCCAAATTAAAAAGTGAAATTGCGATGGCAGTTTTGAGGATCTGCCAACCTTGCCTGACTTACAGGACGATCACAGACTTGATGCGAGCGTTGTACTCGCCGTCGCTGTCCTTGCGCTCAACACGACGCAGCGTGATGTTGCAGTGCACGCCCACCACCTTGTTGACAATCTCACCGATGCTGGTGCTGCCCCAGGTGTCAGGGAAGAAATGCTGAGCAAAGGGGCGCAGCGAAGTCTTGAACATGGCAATGCCAGTTTCGTTGGTCTTGCCGTCCTTCTTCTTGGTGAAGCAGCCGTTCTGCCATTGCTGGCCAATGGTGACTTCACCAGCCTCTTCTTCGTTGGCCACTTCACCAACAGCGATCACCTTGTAGCTGGTCAGCAAAGCATCCTTGCCTTGCACTTCCTTGCGTTCGATGGTCACTTCGCAGGTGTAGTTGCCAGTGGGGGGCACGGCAAGCGGAGGCAACTCGTCGATGTCATCCATCTTGGCATCGAGCAGATCGTCGATGTTGTCAAAAGCGGCATTGCGTTGCAGATCATTGGACATGAGAAACTCCTATTAGGAAAGTTGAGTTGATTGTCAGCAGGTTACTCGCTGCCGACTCCGAGTTCACCAGACTGTGCGCCTGATTGAATGTCGTAATGTTTGGGATGCTTGTCAGCGTGACGCTGCTTGATTTGATTGACCATCGGAGTCAAAGCATCCACAAGCTTCCGATGTTGCGTAGGGTAGTTGCGATCGTCAACCAAATTTCCAGCTGTGATTCCTTCCACCAAGATGGCAAGGCAAGCAAGGCCGTGACCAAGATGATGCACACCAGAATCCGGATCACAGTCTTCACCTTCAAACCAAGCGCCAAGATGGCGAAGAGCAGCGTCGTAATATACGCTAGCACGAACACCAACTGCACGGAAATTTGATCGACCATACTTACATTCCCCATCAAGGAGAGCGAGACTTCCGTATGCCGTTGCAGTCAACGGCCACAAGTGCAAGGGAAGTTTTGTTGAGCCAATGTAATCCTTGGGATTGGATGGTTTGAGTTGACTCATCACAGGCCCTCCTTTTCCCAATCAATTTTCACTTCCTTGCCTGCCTTCAGCAAGTCGTACGCTGCAGGATAAAACAGCGGCAACAGTGACGGTTCCGGCAAAGCTTCCAAATTCAACCCTGAACGGCCACCAGACTGAACAGTCTTGGAGTACGTGGTAGAGTTAGTGACTCGGTGCTTGCCATTCAAAACGAATGCGTATACAACCTCATCGAAAAACTTGGATGCAGTTTTGGAGTGGTTGCGAGTGCCGGCTGAAGGGGCCAAGGCTTCTGGTGCTTTGTCATCTTTCTCCGTGTCCACTTCGTGAGAAATGCAAATGACATTTACTGGCATGACTTGCACCATGTTCAGCACATTGTCAATTGCGTAGCCTTGGATGCGGTAGTCATCCCACTCAAACTTGTAATTCTCACCGTGCTTAGCAAGCTCCGATTTCACTGCGTTGTTAATTGCCGACATGCCAAGCTGGGTCATCGAGTCAATCACCAAGATATCACGACGAGTGAACGATGTCAAGTCGATCGTGCCGTGATGCGCGTCAGCAACTGCTGCGCACTTGGAGCAATTGATTGCGCCGTGATTGAAGCACACTTTCTTGGGCCCGCCACGCACAATTTCTTTCATCGTCTTGATTGCGATGGGATAGTTTTGGTGGTCAGGAATGTTGATGTAGTTGAAATTCTTGCGGCCCGATTCAGTAATCCACGGCTTGCCGCTGGCATCTCGACCGAACACAACTTTGATGCCGCGCTCCAGGTCACACCAGTGCAGGCGGAATCCGTAGTTGGCCAGCTGGGCTGCGAGAATTGATTTGCCGACTTTCGGCTTGCCGTAAATTTCAACGTGAGTCACGCTGTCAACAGCCAGCGATTGCAGTATATCCAAATCCATGCTCATTCCTTTTGCAGTTTGTTACGCAACGACTGCACAACTTGGTTGCGAGTCACCACATACTTGAATGGTTCAACTTGATTCAGCCGCGCCATGTTTGCAACTGGCAATTCACTGAACTTCATGCCGAACTCACGATCCAAATTCATGTCGCACATGCCAAAGTACTCGCACTCTCGGCCGTACGAAAAGCAGGAGTTGCCATGCTTGGGAAAGAAATTGGCATCTGCATAAGACTGCACTTGCTCAGATTGCATGACTTCACTGCGAATCCATTCAATGCGAGCCAAATGATTCTTTGCAAATTCAAACTCAACCCAGCGCTGCTCAGTGGAACTGTAGATCGTATACAGAACAGAGTAGTCTGTCTCACCGTACTGATCCACAATGACAGAGTAGCCAGTTCCTTGGTTGGAGTTGGCATACATTGCTGGATTGACAATGCTGAAGGCAGTTGTTTTGTTTTCCTTCACTTTCAACTTGCCACTCACCCGATGACGCAGAACTTCATCTGCATGGCCAGTGTGGTAGTGAGTCGGCTGCACCAGTCCATCTTCAATTGCAAGTTCCAAGTCGACTGCCACTGTCGCTTCAATGTCGACCACTTCGTACACATCCATGTTGGCTTCTTCATACCAGGTTGCGTACTTCTGTAGCGCGTACACAGCAAAAGCAAACGACTTCTTAGGATCGTACTTGGCTGCGCCTCCTTGGGGCGGCTTTCTGCCACGATCTTCCGCAAGCAAGTCGATGTCCCAAGCGAGGAACGCAGCAAAAATTGCGCGCTGCAAATCTCGAGTCTGATCGTACACTGCAACGCCAGCACCCACAGCGTGACCAAATGCGAACGTCACATTGTTCATCCGCCGTGGGCCGTCTTTACTTCCTGCTTCCAGCTTCTTGATTTGAAACTTGCGAGGACAGTCACGCAGCACGTTCTCCATTGAGTACGACATGACATTCTGAAATGCATGAAGCTGGTGATAGCCAGTCTTGACTACCCCAGCTGCAGCTGAAATGCCTTGATCGTAATCAGCTGAAGATCCGGACTCCAGAGTAGATCCCAACAGTGCATCAACACTTGCAGGATCCACATTACTGTCCATGTCATTCGTATCCCAAGGCATAGTGCTCCTTCAAAGCAGACACGACTTGTTGTTGCTCACTCGTGGTGCAGTAATTCATAATCAACCAAAAATAGTTGAGTCGAATTACGTTCATTGCACTGGCAGGCACAAGGTGAATCACACTCAACACACAGTCACGACGAACTTCTGCTGCAACCAAGTGCTGCTGCCGACGAATAAATTCAGTCGTAGCTTGCTGAGTCAGTTGACAGTACAATTCAATCGGAGTGGGATGGTGACCGACTTTGCAACGGCTGCCGTGAGTCGCATAAAATGCGATCACACGGGCAACAAGATGAGGGTGTAGGAGAGTCACAGGTCACTGATGTCCATGTCAGATGCACGAGTCTTCGTGCTTGCCTTTTTCTTGGCGACTTCAGCAATGATCTGCACCTTGGTGTGCTGCTCTGCCGCGCGAATCAGAAGATTGATTTCTTCATCATCCAACAAGTGTGCAGTTTCAGGATGGCTGACCAGCACCTTGTGAGATTCACGCAAGTATGCTGGCATGTCAGGATCGTCAGCCTTCAATGCAGCTTCAAGCTTTTGCATTTCTTGCTGCAGCTTGTCAAGCACGCCGGGAGCGATCGCATTCTTGGTATCGGGCTTCATGCAAATTCCTTTTCATCCAGAGAAGTTGCAGGCTCGACTGCCACATCACTGCGGTCGAACACATCTTTGGCTTCATGCAAAGCTGCGTCAGCAGTGAAGGCTTCAATGAAGCCGATCTTTTTGAACTTGAAGTCCCAGCTGGCTGTGTCGGTTGCGTAAACCACATAAACTCGCTGTTGATACTTGCGCGACATTGCTAACTCCAAAAGAAATGCCCCGACATTTAGCAGGGCTGGGTTGAAATCTACTTTCAGATGTTGACTGAATAGATAAGTTCAAAGACCACCTTAACTTGATGGTCGCTCAACTTAACTTTCGTTATGGACATCTTGGAAGTTTTAAGCAGGCCAAAGTCTTCACGCAGCTTATTGCGCTTCGACTTAGCCCACTTCATGCACCCAATCAGTGTGTCCACCCGATCACGATGGACGACAATTTCTACTTTGCCATTAGCAAACAACTTAGAAATTGCCGGATCGTAGATGCTTGCCATGCTTCAAACCTTGTAAACTGCGTTCGACAGTTCAGGGTAAAGTGCGACGTGAAACGCAGCTTCCACAGAAATTACGTCCACCCACAGCACGATGCGATGCTTACCGTTGGTGATTGTCCACAACTGCAAGTCCTCATCAAGGCTGCCTTTGCGTGCCAGCACTTGAAGTTCCCAGAAAAATGGACTGAAACTTTCCGGCAGCATCAACTTGACACTCACTTTGTCTTCGTCCGCATGAACAGAATGCCACGGAGTGCTCTTCACTTGTGTGCATTTTTGAATCACTGCCCAAGACTTGACGATCGAGTCAGACACTGTGACTGACATTGCAACTTTGCGCTCGCTCACAAGTCGGTTGATTTCACTGTCCAAGATCTTGTCTTGCGTGCTGAAAGGAATTTCAAATGAAGAGTAGCCGTGCAAGTTTCTTTGTTCCATTGACATGATATGTACTTTCCTTCATAAGGCCAGGAAAATCCGCAGCTTTCAAAGCTTGATTTAGCTGTACGAAATTTCCGCAACAGTGCTGTGCGAAGATTTTCAAACTCTGACTTAGAACCAATCTGAAGTTCTACTGGATCCCCAAACAACACTTCATTGTAGATGTCTTGCAGTGTTAGATCTGACATGATAACTCAGTGTCTTCACTAAAAGAAAAAACCCCAGCAGGTTTCCCTGCCAGGGTTTTGCACCGGTGAAGCCGAAGATCAGAGAGCGTCCACGTCGATGCGATCTTCTTCGGTCAGATACTTGGTCAGCACATCGTTCAGACGGTTGTACTGCACTTGGAAGTCTTCCAGCGATTGAGTGCTGGTGGCGTATACGGCCAGTTGCTCCAGCAGAACGGCCAGCAGATCCTTGCGAGCGCGGTACTTGGTCGGCTTCTTGAAGATGTCGATGTGCTTTTCCAGCTTTTCGACAGTCTTGCCAGTCGCGGCCACCATGGTGTTGACGTAATCTTTGAAGAACTCAGTCCATTCTTCGTCAGAAATTGCCGTGGCACCGCGACGAGCAGGCGGAATGCTGGCAATGAATTCCAGCGTCAGCTTGTCGTAGTCGATGTGATCGACCGTGATGGTCTTCGACTTGTCAGTGCCGAACGATTCGATGGCTTGATCCAGCTGCTGCTTGGCTTGACCAAACACAACTTCATTCACAGCATCCAGCACCAGTTGACGAACCAGATTCGGGCGAGTGACGATGGATTCGTCAGGCTGCACATCGGTGAACTCGGTCGGACCTTGCAGAATTTCGATCAGCTTTTCAGCAGTCGGCACCGGAATGTTCACTTCCAGGCTGGGTTGCTTCGGCAGCTTTTCGATTTCTTCGCCCTTCTCGTTCTTGATCGAGCGCGGCTTGAAGTTGAACTTCTTCATCACGGTGTACAAACCGGCCAGAACTGCGGCTGCGCTTGCGACGGGGGAGATTTGATCTTCAGACATTTTCAGCTTCCAGTTGAATGCCAATTATTGGCGGGGGTTGTGAGGGCTTGCTTTTATAGCTTGCCCCCGAAAAGAGATTGCAGTATGCACGACACATTAAGCCGTGTCAAGGGGGTCAGCTTTCGTTTTGAGTTGAATTGGAAATCTTTTGTTCTTGTTCAAGTTTCAGTGCAGCTTCGTGAGTGGTTTGCAGAACACACTTCAAAGTTGCTGCAGTACAGCTT